GACCCTTCTTAGGCGCGAGTTCCGGCCGAGACGCTATCTGACGTTCCATGCCGGCCATGTACTCCAGCCAGTCACTTGACAGCATCGCAGGCTCCTTCCGGATGGGTAAGGTAACAGGACGTACATACGGGGTTCCGACGTGTCTTTCGACGTATCGTGGGAACGCATCCGTCGTCCGGATGGCACTTGCAGTGGCAATGAATCGGATCTTCTAGACCCGCGAGCCGAAGCCATTCCTGACATTCGGTCTCGTGCCGACCTTGCTTGCAGTCGTAGGAGACTATCAGGTCCCCTGACCGTCGCTTGTGGGCTGTCATCGCACCCCCTCTTTTGGGCTTAATTCAATTATACAGCGGCTTTCGCTAGGAAAGCAAGTCGGTCGAGGGGCACGTGGGGCTTGTTCGGCCCCTCGACCAACTTGGCGTCCTAGGTGGCCACATCCGGCTCGAAGGGCTCGAATGTCGGGTACTCGCCCCAGTTGTCCTTCACGTTCCGCTCATCCTTGTGCTTCTGGCACACCGGCGCACCCTTCTGCCTGCCGATCGTCTTCCACGCCATCCAGTAGATAGCCGGCTCGGGGCAGTATCCGCACCTCATGGCGTAACCTGGTACGAACCGGGGTCCGTGCAGGACGCGGGTGCCGGGGCCCCATTCGCGTGGACGACGATGCACACGGGCGGCGGGACGTGGGTTGCGTGGGAGTGCCACCCGAGGGCGTACCCCATTCCGAACGTGACGACGAGGCATAGGGTGCCTACCAGCGTACCCACCCTGTGCCGCATAGCGCGGCGAACGTTCACGTTGCTCCTCCTTAGCCTGGCTCATCAGTGCGTGGCGGCTATCCCACGCAGACGGTCTGGGGGCCCTTGCGGGCCCCCTCGCCGTTTCGCCCTACATGTACTGCGCGGCTAGCGCCTCGACGTCGGTGCGGGTGTTGGTGGCACCCCCGGTGACGTACTGGTTCAGCCAGGTCTTGAAGGCGTCCCCGTCGAAGTACTTCTTGTCGGAGCCGGTGACGGTGGCACTCGCGATCGTGCCCTTCTTGTGGTACGTGTACAGCATCTGCGGCGTGACGGTCTTCTCGATGCCCTCAGAGGCGAGCCGGATGTTGGCAACCTTGGCGGCATAGAACGGGGTGATTGGGCTGAGCTGAGACATGGTGTACCCTTCGGGACGAGCGCCACCGCGCGGCTGCGCGGCACTTGCGCTTGTTTTTTACTTATAACTATATTATAGTCTATGACTCGCGGGTTTACAAGACCCGTGGGTCCTACTGGCCTTGTGAGTAACTTCTGTAGTAACACAGGGGTACACTGGGTGTTGTGTGTCCGCTTGGAGCGGCTATATAATAGTAAACATGAGCGATCACATGAAGGACTTCGAGGCCGACCTATACGGCAATGAAGGGCCCGCTCAGAGGACGAAGAGGATCTTCGACAGCAACGCGCCGTTCGCTGCTGCGCAGATTGTCGACCTGGCAACGAATGGATCCAACGAGGGTGTGCGCCTCCGTGCGTCCCAGTATGTTGTAGATCGCGTGCTTGGCCCGCTGGGAAAAGACGACAACGAAGAGGCGCTCAACGAGTTCCTGCGCGGTATCGAGAAGATCGCCAACACGGGGAAGAGCTGACGCCCTGTGGATGACCTCCTGTGCCTGCTGAGCTTCTTCGGGCGGCGCCCTCGTTGGTACAGGGAGTGGTATGCCCGTTGACGAGCTGACCAGGGCGTTCTGGACGAAGATCGGGTACGTGCCGCATCCCAAGCAGAGCTTGTACCACGACTCTGGTGCCAGGTTTAGGGTGCCGACTTGCGGGCGCCGCTTTGGCAAGTCGACTATGGCAGCGAGGGATGTGTCTCCTAAGCACCTGCTAAGGGCTAACCAGATGGTCTGGATTGTCGGGCCCACCTATGACTTGGCGGAGAAGGAGTTCCGGGTCATTTGGAACGATCTCATTGTCAAGGAGAAGCTAGGCCGGGACAAGAGGGTGAAGCGTGCATACTCGAAACGATCGGGGGATATGTTCATACAATTCCCTTGGGGAACTCGAGTGGAGTGTCGCAGTGCTGAGCACCCGGAATACCTGGTCGGTGAGGCTCTCGACCACGTCATCATGTCTGAGGCCGCCAAGCACAAGCGAGAGACGTGGGAGCGATATATCCGCCCCGCTCTTGCTGACCGTCGAGGGGGAGCAGATTTCCCTACTACTCCCGAGGGATTTAACTGGTTGCATGACCTCTGGCAACTAGGTAGGAGAGAGCGGTTCAAGGGCATTTACGAATCGTGGCGCTTTCCCAGCTGGGACAACCCCGTGGTGTATCCGGGAGGTCGTCAAGATGATGAAATCTTGCTACTAGAGGAAACGTCCGAGCCTGAGTGGTTCCAGCAGGAGATAGGTGCGGACTTCGCATCCTTTGTCGGCAAGATATTTCCGGAGTGGGATGAGACCAGGCATGTACTAGCAGGGGACTACAAGTTCATTCCTGCCTGGCCCAACTACATTGCGTTTGACTGGGGCTACACCAACCCCCTCGCGGCTGTCGAGTTCCAAGTCAGCCCGAGGGACGAGATTTACGTCTGGCGCGTCCACTACAAGAAGTACAAGACGATACCGGACCACATTGGTCAGATGATGACCAGAACTCAACCTGCGAACTATCACATTAACCTGACGTTCGGAGATCCTGCTGACCCTGAAGCTGCCGAGATGGTAACGAAGGAACTAGGGAAGCGCGGCTTCTTTGTCCAGTGTTGGGCCCCGCCGGAGCTTAAGTCCGACTACACCTGGCGAGATGGTATCGACCTGATGGCCAGCTTCATGCGACCGGTTCAGGTCGGGGAAGACAAGTGGGGTGCTCCTATCGAGGAGCCTCGCTACTGGGTGTCGTGGGAATGCAAGGACCACATTCGTGAGATGAACAACTACCGATCTACGGAACCGGTCAAGGGTCGCAACGTGCCCGAGTTCGGTAACAGGGTCGAAGACCACACGATCGACGCAATGCGTTATGCACTCGTATGCCTGTTCAAGATGGGCGCCGCAGGATCTCACCTGACGCCTGACATGGTAGCAGCTGCCCCTGTGGAGTTGACGCCGAAGGCGGCAGCGGAACGTCGCGCTGCGGATGGGCAGCATGCGTTCTCTAACCTCATGGGTGCAGATCAGACCTCTGCAGGTTTCTTCCAGATGCGTGGGGATAATGAGGTGGTGTTCTAGTGGATATGCGTGACCTTCCTCGCGTTGACCTGCAGGACCTTATCGACGGTGGTTACGAGCCTGTTATTGCTCATCGGGGTGATGATGCCTTCATTGTCATGGCACCTCCGGGTGGTGCTGCTGGCCAGGTGCTAGACGGTACGGCGGAGATGTTCAGCCAGACACCGAATAGGACTTTCGGTAGCGCTGAGGAAGTTGCGGCCTACCAGATGATGCAGAGAGGTGATGAAGATGGAGCCAACAGGCAGCTCGCGACTATGCGACAGCGAACAGGTGTCCAAACTCGAGGTCGACCTGTCACAACAACGCCTCTTCCTGGAGGCGCTAGCCGTCCTGTATTTCCTGGGTCCGCATCTACACAAACTTCACCCGGTACTCCAATCGGCTCTTCTCAAGACGGTTTGCAGTTCGCTCCGCCGCCTGATCAGAGAGTTGGCTTCGGCGCAGAGTCCGGCACGATGCGGATCCATCAGCGTGTTGACCTCGCCCAGGGCACAGGTGTGGGTCTCGGGGCACCAGTCGCCAATATCGGTAACGAACTGGGTAGTGCAACTCCGTCGCCGTTCACTTCTTGGATAAGGCGCGAGTACAACAAGGACCTGTACGGTATTAAGGGTCTGAAGATCTACGACAAGATGCGGAAGTCTGACGGCACCGTTCGTGGGACGATGCGGCTTGCGAAGACTCCGGTGCTTGCCGGTCAGTGGTCGATGGCACCTGCCAGTCAGAGTGCTAAGGACAAGATGATTGCCAATTTCGTCTGGAAGAACCTGACGAGGTGGACAACGTCTTCATGGCCGCAGACTCTGACCGAGTCGCTGTTGATGTTGGACTTCGGCTACTACATGTTCGAGAAGGTGTTCGTACCCGGTGCACAAATCACGAATGACCCTGACGCGCGTGGCAAGATCGTTTGGCAGAAGCTTGCTCCGAGGCATCCGATGGACGTCAAGGAGTGGTTCTTCGACTACGAGGGCGGCCCGCTCAGCGTGGATTTGTGGGCGCCACCAGTCTTCGTGCCCGGGTTGCAGGGTGGCGTGTTTCAGGGCTTCTCGCAATGGGTAAACATTCCTATTAACAAGTTGTTGGTATTCAGCTTCGATAAGGAGGCCGGCAACATTGAGGGGATCAGCCTTCTGCGTTCCGCTTACAAGCATTGGTACTACAAGGATAACCTGTACAAGATAGACGCGATCCAGAAGGAGCGCCATGGAATCGGTGTTCCTGTCATCCAGTTGCCGGTTGGATACTCGCCGCAGGATCTATCTCTTGCAGATGCTCTGGGTCGTAACCTACGAACCAACGACCGAGCGCACGTCGTACTACCTCCTAACTGGACTTTGGCATTCGCTGAACTGAAGGGTCAGCCTGTCAATTGCATTCAGTCGATCGAGCACCACGACACGCAGATCGAGAAGCAGATTCTTGGTCAGTTTCTAAATCCGCACGAGAAGACGGACGAGCAGGACCAGACGCTGTTTCTCAAGGCTACCAGGTTTACTGCGGACATCGTTACGGACGTTTTCAACTCCTACGCGATACCGCAACTAGTCGATATGAACTGGGCAAATGTAGACTACCCTCGTCTTGTCGCCAAGAGGATCGGCGAGCAGGAGGACTGGCGCACTACCAGCTTTACGCTCAGGAACTACGTTGGTGCAGGAATCATCGTTCCTGACCAGCCGCTGGAAGACCATCTGCGCGACGAGATGGGTCTTCCGCCTGCAGACATGGCCACTGCACGGATCGTAAGGTCTCCTACAGCGATGAACCCGCAGAAGATCGAGCCTGCGGCAACTGAGCTACCTGGTCCTGGACACGGTGTCGATCCTACGCAGGTACCAGGAGCGCCTCCCGTTCCTAACGCGCCGCAGGCTGGTCCTCCTCGTCAGTCTCCTCCAGGTACAGTAACACCGTCTACCGGTAAAGGTGACGGATCGGGCAAGTCTGGTCGCAGAGGCCAGTAAGGAGTAGGAAATGGCTAAGGCAGGGTATTCACTTCTATCAGGTGTCGTTCCACTGGCAGCTGGCACACCGAAGACGGCTATGTTCGTTACGGCTGGTGCGCAGTTCGGTATGGACCTGAAGAAGTTCCGTATCGCCTTCGACGGTGTGACGGCCAGCGCCATTCCCGTCTTCTGGGAGGTCAACTACTCGACGGCGGCTACCAACTCGACGCCAGGCACCGGTAATACTACTGCCACGGCGCTCATTACTCAGAACTATGGTCGGGCGATCGCGACGACTGGGTTCCTCGCAGGTATCAACTGCTCATCGGAGCCAACAGTTCAGACTGCCGTCGACGGTACCCTGCTCACGCCTAACGGTGGTCTGCTAGTCTACGACTTCCCACTCGGCGACGTTCCAGACGCCGCACCTGCTAACGGCTTCTGCATCCGTCTGACTGCTCCTGCGATCGTGAACGTACGCTGCACGATGTGGTTCGAGCGCATCTAAGGAGCTAGCTTATGTCCTTCCTGAGCGGCACGCAGGACGAAGCGCTATACACGCTGCCTGCGGCTATCACGAAAAACACGTACACCACCGAGGCGGCGTTCTCCGGCGTCATCGGCACGAACCCCGTGTGCAAGCTGGACGGCAACGCTTTCCGCAACGGCGTCCCCAACCCGGTAGGGCGTTCCCTGTACCTGGTGTGCAGGGGCACGATCGCTACCACTTCCGCGGCCACCTTCGCTGTCAACTTGGGTTTCGACCCGACGGCTGGCACCAAGGCGAACTCGGTTGCCGTCATGTCCGCCACCGCGCCCGTCGCTGCCATCACGGCCGGGTGGACGCTTGAGGCGTGGTACACGTGCACGGCGTTCGTCACCAGCCAGATGACCCTCCAGGTGAACGGCCACTGGATTATGGAGGGTTCCGCGTCGGGCGGCGCGGCGGTGGCGACTGCGCTGCGCACGGCCTTCTCGGGCAGCATCTCCGGCGCGACCATGGACCCGCGCGTGGACAACTACATTGAGCTGTTCGGCACCTGGTCGGCCAGCGCGGCGGGTAACACGACCACGCTGCAGCAGATGTTCCTGTTCGGCCTGAACTGACCTGAAGCCGCGCCCGGCACGGATGTGAGGTGAGCCTGTGGCAATCGCCTTCGACGCAGCCGGAACCCCCGCCACCGGCACCACCGCGCTGACTGTCGTCATCCCGGCCGGGGCCACCCTCGGGTCCGTCATGGTCCTGTCGGTGGTCTCTACCGCGGGTGCTGCCAGCAATGTCACTGGGACCACCGGCAACACCGGCTGGCAGATCCGTGACACCGCCACCGACGCGGGCGGTGCACCGGAGCCGACCGTCACGGTGCTGTGGAAGCTGTGCGGTTCCGGGGATGCCGGGGCGTCGGTCACCTGCACGTTCGCTGCCACGCCGGCGACCACGGTCGGGGTAGTCAACACCTATACCGGCGTCGACCCGGCCACCCCGTTCGAGGCGAGCGCGGCGGCGTTCGACGCGACCGGCGGCGGCACCGCGCACGTCTCCCCGACGATCGTCACCACGCAGGACACCGACTGGATACTGACGGCGTTCGGGGACCGAAGCGGTTCCACATGGACGCCGCCAGCGGGGTTCACGGAGCGGTCTGACACCTCATCCGGTGCCGTGGCGTCGATGGAGACCGCTGACAGCAACGGCACGGTCGCGCACGGGTCGATTTCCGAGACGGCGACCGCGACGACATCAACGAGCACAGACGTGATGTGGATCGGGGCGCTGCAGGTCCCGGCAGCCGCCGCCGCCGGGGGCGGCGCGGTGCAGGCGCAGCCGGGCAAGACGTGGCTGCGCCGGTTCCATCACCGGCAGCAGCAACTCCCGCCCGCCGTCACGGTTGTCGTCCCAGTTACAGCGACTCCACAACCGGTAGTTATAGCGACTCCTAATGCATCGCAGTGGTTTAGTTCTAATCAACCGATCATTAGCTTGGCACCTCAGCAACCTGTCGTTACGCCTACTGTGACTCCTGTGCCTGTCGTAGTCAACGAGCCTAATGCAAGTCAGTGGTTTAGCACTCCCTCGACGATTGTCAGCGCAGCGCCTCCAACGCCTCAACCACCCGCACGGCCTACGGTCGTTAACGCTTCTCCTGCTAGTCAATGGTTTAATGCAAACTCTCCACAGACATCTCGCAGCTCTTTGCAGGACGCGATAGTATCAACTGCAACACCCCAACCTGTCGTTGAGACTTCTCAGCCTGACAGTAGGTATACTAAGACTGGTACTGCACAGGTAATACAGGCGCCTCAAGCTCCTACTGTCGTAGCGCAAGCGACACCTCAGCCTGTTGTTCAGAACGAGCCTAATGCGCAGCAGTGGTACGATGTTAAACCTGCACAAGATTTTCGTAACACGACACAAGATCCTCCTGTTTTGACAACTTCGTCACCTACCGTCGTTACTAGTCAGCCTCCGCAGTCATGGCTTAGGCCTAATCCTACGAAGATCATTCGTAATCCGATTCTGCTCGTTGTTCCAACTGCAACACCTGCGCCTATAGTTGTTGGAAGTAAGGATACTCAGCTCTTCCGAGTAACACGTCCGCAAGTTATTCGTAATCCTCTTCCTGTTATCGGTCCTGCTGTACAAACGCCTATATGTTATAGTGGTACGGTCACCGACCAGAACCTGTTCCATGGTAGTATAGTGCGCTTGCCATTTAGCGGTTCGATTGTTGACGGTAACGTTTTTGGTGGTATGGTAGTCGACAGTAATGCATTTGCAGGTACCGTTGTCCATGTGCAAGTGTTTGGCGGCGGTATGGTCAGACAGATACTAGATGGTGGATTGGTGGGATGGTGTATGCAAGAGGTCGATATTACGCTAGCAGAGTTCAATGATGAGTCTCTCACGGTCACGATCACTTCTGGTGGTGGACCCTTCAACGTTACAGGCCTAACGATGGAGATGTACCTGAAGGCCAATGCTGGCGATTCCGATACAGCTCCGTCAACAGTCAAGTTGACTACGCCAACAGACATTACGATTGTTGACGGACCCAACGGAATAGTCAACGTGGCAATTCCGAATGCCGATCTGCAACCTGGCGATGTTGTAGGCTTCTACAGGTACGACATTCTTCAGTCAGGTAAGCGGCATACTGCACTGTATGGCAAGGTAGGGGTTACGCAGTTGTAACACAAGGGGTAGCTTACCTCTGTGGACATACTATATAATCGTCTTAGAACCAGGAGAACATATGTCCGTATACAGCCCCAGTGGTTCTGGGAATGTTCACGTAGATACCGTCATGGGAGGGGGTAAGCGCGTGGCAGCTACGCCGAAGGCGAAGAGGAAGGCCCAACCTAAGAGGGGCATGGGATTCCAGGCAGCTGCGTCTTCCGCTGCCAAGTCTGCCGGAGTGTCTCCGAAGCAGGGTGCGGCTATAGTCGCTGCGGCCTCTCGGTCCGCTTCTCCCGCCGCGAAGGCGGCTAACTCCAACCTCAAGAAGGTACCAGCCAAGAAGAAGGCTGCGACCGCGACCAAGAGGGGCGGCAAGAAGTGAGCCGTTACGGCTTTTGGGTCGATGTCAACAAGAAGCTCTTCGAGGCAGGTGGGACCTCCTGGGTTCACGCCCTCCCCGTAGGCACGTACGAGCACCCGGTCTACGGCAAGATGGAGTTCACGCCGGAGAAGATCGGCCGGTTCGCGGCGAGCGTCACGAACAAGGTGCGCGGCGTCGATCCCGACATCGACTACGACCACAAGGCCCAAGATGGCAAGGCTGCAGGTTGGGTTCGCGGCGCTGAGGCACGGGCCGACGGCCTGTATCTGAACGTCGACTGGACCAAGCCTGCTGCTGCGTCTATCGAGGCCGGCGAGTACCGCTACTTCAGTCCTGAGTTTGACGACGAGTGGACTGACGCGGCGGGTATCAAGCACGAAGACGTACTGTTTGGCGGTGCGCTAACCAACAGGCCCTTCCTGAAGGATCTGCTTCCCGTCAATCTGTCCGAAATCACTACAACTCAGTTGACGGGAGGCACGTTGGACCCCAAGGCACTGAGGATCGCGCTCAAGCTGGCAGAGGGAGCAACCGACGACGAAGTTGTCGCGGCTATCAAGAAGCTCTCCGAGCCGCCGACGCCGGTACCTCCGACACTGCTACCGACACCCCCACAGGGTGTCACCGAAGACGCGCTCGCCAAGCTCCTCTCCGAGCACCCGGTGCTCAAGGAGCTGAACGAGCGAGTCACCAGGGCCGAGGCTGCTGCCACGGCATCAGACCGCGCGCGACAGCTCTCCGAGACCAGGGCGCGTCTGTCAGGTCTCCAGGCAACGCAGGGAGGTCGACGATACGTTCTCCCTCCTGCGGTGATCGACGCGATCGCGGAAGGTACGGTTGTCGGCGATCCGATCAAGATGTCCGAAGCCTTTGTCGGGTCGCTCGAGCAGCTTACCAAGGTCGGCTTTGTCGAACTTGGTGAGCGCGGCAAGATGGGCAGCCGGACCGAGAAGGACGCCACCCAACAGCTTGGCGAGCTGGTCGTTGCCGCTCAGTCGGCACACTTCAAGGCGACAGGCAAGCAGCTGGCGTACACCGACGCGGTTCGCGGCATCGTGCGGCAGAACCCGGAGCTGTACGACAGCTACCGCCAGGACAGCTACGCAGGGAAGGAGGAGTAACCCATGCCGGGTACGGATCATGCTCTTAGCAAGGCCTTCCTCGCGACGGGCGGCAGCGTCGTCTATCCGCAGTGGTCAGTCGTGCAACAGGTTGCGGCTGTCGGATTCACGCCTGCCGCTGTGCAGCTCGCTCCGATTACACTGGGTGTAGCTGCTGCAGCTGCGCCGCTAGGTGTGTGTCAGGAGCTCCTGGATGCTGCCAAGACCAACACGGGTAAGGCGTTTGTCAACGTCGCACTCGAGGGCAACACCAAGTGCATTTGGGACGGTACGACCGGTGGCACCACTCCGTGGGCTACTGTCGGCGCCGCTCCCGTACTTGGAGCGCTTGTCGTGTGTTCCCAGCTAGTGCCGGGGCGTGTGAAGTTCATCACGACTCAGGCAGCGTATCTAGGTTGGCAGGTCCTGGGTACGTTGATCTCCCTTCCGGGTAGTCCGCTTCCTACGTTCGGAGCGAACGCTGCCGCGGGCGACCTCTTCGATGTCGAACTGACGGTTGGAGTGCGAGCCTAATGGCAGTCTACAGCCCAACTGGGTCTGGCAACGTTCACATTGACGTTGTCCTCACTCAGATCAGCGTCGCTTGGCCGAACGAAGGGCTGGTGGGCAATGTTCTCTTCCCTTCGGTCCCCGTCGCCAAGCAGTCGGACAAGTACTACGTCTTCCAGGGACGCGAGGGGTGGTACCCTGCTCTGGATGACGCTCGTGCACCTGGCACTGAGGCTAACGAAGTTCCTGGTCTCACAGTCAGCGTCAATAGCTACTACGCACAGGAGCACGCGCTCCAGATCGCGGTTACGGACGAAGAGCGGCAGAACGCCGACTCGCCGCTGAGCCCCGACGTCGACGGTGCTGAGATGCTTGCCTCGCGGATCGCGCTGGGCAAGGAGTACCGCATCTACAACACGGTCGCGACTGCGGCGAACTACAACGCGAGCCTGACAGCGATTCCGGGTACGACTTCCGGCTTCGGGCCCCTGTGGGACAGCAACGCTACGGCGACGCCCATCAAGGACTTCAGGGTGGCGATGCGGCTGGTTCACAAGCTGTCGTTCCTCTCGCCCAACCAGGCGATCATCCCCTACAAGGTCATGTCGGCTCTCGAGGACGCTCAGGACTTCATCACTCGGATCCAGTACGTCGAACGTGCCGTGCTGACTCCGGATCTGGTAGCGTCGCTGCTAGGCCTGAACAACGTCGTCGTTCCCGGCTTCGGTATCGCGACTAACAACCCTGGACAGGTTCTGGCACTGCAGTACCTCTGGAACACCGAGGCTCTGCTCGCGTACACGCCTCCGCGTCCGGGTCTCAAGGTGCCCGCGTTCGCCTACCAGTTCACATGGGGCTTCGGCGGTGGGGGTGCTGGAGGCCTAGGGTTCGGCTCCGGCGCGTTCTCGGGTCAAGGCATCGATGATGGTGCTAACGGTGCGACTGGGCTCAGCCCTGCCGACTTCGGTAACACGGGCATGACTGACAACGCCCTCGGTGGTGGAATCGTCGACAGGTGGAGGGAAGAGCGTCGGGCATCTGACATCGTCAGGTTCCGTCAGCGCTATGACCTCGAGCTGATCGGGCTCGACACCAACAACAAGTCCATCTGCGGCTTCCTGTTCACCGGTGTTCTCAGCGGTGGCTTCGTCGGCTAGGAGGTAACATGACGTACGTAGCGTATACCGAACTGGGAGCGGACACGCCCCCCGGAACTCCTGTTAAGGAGGAGGACTTCGACCCCGACCAGTGGGCAGACTTCCTGGAACGTGGCAACGTGGTCATTCAGGGTGGAGAGGATGACCCCAACGTCCTAGCTGCAAGGGCTGCTGGTGAGGGTTACGAAGATCCTCGTGACGCTCGCATTGCTGAGCTCGAGGCGCAACTCGCAGCGACTCAGCAGGGCGTCCCTGTGGACCCTAAGGCGCCTAAGAACGCCACCGGTTCTAGTTCGTAGGAGAGGAGGCTTCGTTGACGGCTCACATTACCACTACACAGGTTCAGACCTGGCTCGAGTCGACGAAGCTGACCGTCACCTCTCTAGACGCGGGACTCGAGGCGCAGGTCTCGAGCGAAGTTCTCGGGAAGCTAACCGAGACCTACGCCTCGTTTGTCCCGCTATGGATTGATGCTACTACTACTCCAGCAATTGTTCAAAAGGTCATGTCGATGATATACGCCGGTTGGCTATTCGACAGGTCCTACTCGGAAGTGATATCGGAGCAGCGCGGCGCGAGTTATGGTCTAACGCTTAGGACCTGGGGAACTCAACTGCTGAACGACATTATCAGTGGTGCAGTTTCAATAGCGGAAATATCGCCTAACAGTCCTGCAGTAGCTCCTGTGTTTTACCCGACAGATACCAGTTCGACTTGGGATGCATGGCGAATGAATACGGATTGCAACGACAACTCGTTGGGTCCGGCTAAGTTCGGCATGGGTAAGGTGTTTTAGTGGCGACGAC